ATTAAGTTCCCAACTGTTCCATCGTATGTGCCTGTAACTTCTTTTACACTTGCTGGTAATGTTAAAGTGTGGTCTCCAGTAATTACCAAGTCTATAACCATCCCAGTCGATGCATTCGAAAATGTTAATGTTGTATTACCTGATAATGTTTTTGTAAATACCGCTGCTGTTGCCCAATCTACTGCTGTGCCACTTAATGCTGCTGCTGTTGTAAACTCTGCGCCTAATTTTGCATAGCTTATTGCGTCATCAGCTATTTTTCCCGCTGTTATTGCATTATCCGCAATTGAAGCCGCTACGACTGCATTTGAAGCCAATTCAGCCGCGCCTACTGCGTCATCTGCTAATTTAGCTTGAGTTACAGAATTATCTGCTAATACATTTGCTGTTACTTTTGTTATTGCCATTTTTGTTTATTTATTAATTTATTTTGAATGCTGCGTATATATATTTGTGGCCATTCCCATTTGTTCCGTTTCCTGTGGTTCCATTTAATGTGAAACTTGTTGAATTAAAATTCATAGTGTGTACACTTCCATCATCTTCTGCAGCAGAGCTATCCGCCATTAAACGATTATCTCTTGGATTAGACGTATCCCTTACACTATCTAATATAAACCAAGGCTCTGCTTGATTTGTTGATTTAACCATTACAAAATCAGGTTGGAATCCTACTGTTACAGTATTACCAGTCGCTCCTGTTCCAGTATAACTTCCAAATTTACTGTATCCTGATTTAGGTGTCCAACAATAAGCGATGTACCTTTGCCCTGATGTATTAACATTTCCTTCAGTACCTATGCTAAATACCGTTGATGTTGGAGTTGTACCATTCCAATACGGTGCATAAGTAGTAGTAGTAGTACTCGAGTTAAGTTTTAATCTTTCTTCATTTGCATTACCGCTTGAACCTGTATTTGATGCGTGGTATACCGCCCAATCTCTTGCATTATCTAAATCTTTAATAAGTATCCACTCTGGAACCGCTCCTAATCCATGCCCCACGGTAGCATTTGAACCAGTTCCTTTATAGTTTACAATACTAAATCCTCCGTTGGAATTCACATCAACTACAGAGTTTGTAGATCCTGTTGTGTTATATGTAGGAAGCACTCCCGCTTTCCAAGCCCAAGCAATATAAGAAGCAGCGCCACCAACACCGTAATTAGTATTATCATAAGCTGTATGTGTTAAATAATTTCTGTTTACTTGAAATCCATCCGCATCAAAAGAACCCATTAAATTACCTGCATTTCCAGTTTCGGCAGCATCTGTATTAGAAACTAAAAGTTTACCTGCACCTCTAACACTATCCCATAATCCGTGTGGGTTAGTGCCACCTCTCTGCTTAATCCATATAAGGTTGGGTTGGAATCCAAGTCCAGTAAGTGATTGACTACTACCATTACCACTATATGCTTTTATTCCAAAACTATCTGCAAGTGTTGGAGTGGTAGTGTTAGCATTGGCAGCAATAGCTAAATATAAATACGTACCATTATTGGCGTTCATACCTTGATGGCTAGTTTTTAGCTGAAAACCATTAGTTAAAAAATCTACTGCTCTATTAGAAGAGTCAACTTCCTCTGCACCGTTTTCATCCCATTTTAATGAATTATTTCTTGGGTTTGCTGTATCTCTTTTATTATCAAGAATTATCCAACTATCATTGCTATCAGTTCTCTTTACCATTAAAAAAGCAGGTTCAAATCCTGTTTCCACAATAGGGCCTGATGTACTAGAACCATTACCTGTATAGGAGTCTATTTTTTGCATTCCAGCAACATCGGCAAAACAATAAGCAACAGAATCTCCTCCATAATATGAATGATACTGGCCCCATGGCCCACCCATATTTATTACCGTACTGCTAGGTGCTGTACCATTCCAGTATCCACTTGTGGCTGAGCTAAAAGAACCTGCATTGTCCAGGGTAAGCTCTTTTGCAGGGTTATTTGGATATACCATGTTTGAAGTACTACCAGATTGTTCTAGAGCAAAGAAAAATATTAATTTAGGAGCAATACCAAGCCCATGTCCTAAAGTAAACGCTGTACTGCTTGTAAGAGTCATGTCGTATGTTACAATACTAATCCCTATAGTTGGATTAGCCTGAACTGTCGTTGTAAGGCTACCGTCATTATTAGTGCTTGTTGTCCCACCATTTGCTTTCCAACACCAAGCTACAAAAGTTTGTCCATTACCATTATTATCAGTAGATGTACCTAATGTAAAACCGTCTGTATCATAAGATGTAATATTACTTGAATAAGTTGTTTCTCCTGCAGATATGTCTGAAGAAAGCTGACTATTTGTGCCTCTTGTGCTGTCATTCAAATAATTGTTTCCATCACCATTTCTTCTTTTAATCCATACAAAATCAGGTTTAAAACCAACACCAGTAATTGATTGTGTAGAACCGTTACCAGTGTATGTTACTATGTTAAAATTATCCTCGGGATTAATATTATTAACTGTAATACTAAAAGCTCTATCAACAGATTGATTCTCGTTGTCTGTAGCTGTGATAGTAAAATTTGAAGTTGTGTTAGCTGAAACATCCCCCGCTGTTCCTGTAATTGCCCCTGTTGAGGTGTTTAATGACGCTCCTGATGGAAGACTTCCCGCTGTAACCGCGTATGTAATAGCTCCCCCGTCCGGCTCAGCCGCTGCTACAGAAAAACTCATTGAAGCTCCTTCTGATACACTTCCTAAACTTCCTGCTGCAGTTGTAAACGCCGGTATGCCGTTATAAGAAACTGCGTTAGAAGCTGTTGCTGTCCCACCATCTGTGTTTTCAATTACAATAGTATATGTTCCCGCTGTTTTAGCCGGGGTGTTTACTGTTATTTGTGTTGCTGAATTTCTCGTTATACTTGAAGGTGTTGTTCCTCCTATTGTCACCGTTACATTTGCATTAAATACAGTACCGTTAATTACAAGTGACTGTCCACCTGCTGGGTCTAATGCGGTATCGTTCCCTGGGTAATCTACTGAGCTAAATGTAGGGGGTGTTGTTCCCATTCTTACCCAAGCTGTTCCATTATATACCTCTATATCTGCTAGAGTTGTATTAAATCTAAACTGTCCAGCGGCTGCAGAGCTTGGTCTTTGCGCTGTTGTACCTGAAGGTAGTTTTACAAAATCAGTATCATCACTGAATCCTAAAAGGTTTTTATCTAATTTAGTTAATGCCATTATTCAGGTTTAGTGGGTTTTGTATTTGGGAAATCAGCTGTTGAAGGCCAATCTCTTAATTGCTCTCTATATGTAATCCATGCATCTCTATTTGGATAATCAGGTGTTTGAGCTATATTATCTGTAATCTGTAATTCAACGTCTCTCCATTCTTTAGCTTTCTCTTCTGTTATAACGGGCTCAGTATATGAAAATATACCATCTACATAGTTATAACCTATTTTTATTAAATCGTCCTCTAATAATATTAAGTCGTGCTCATAGCTTTCAGCAAATTCTGCGTCTGCTATAATTATATTTTTTACTTTATCGTTTTCTATAATTCCGTATCTAGCCATTTTAATATATTTTATTCAAACCAAATTATTCTAACAAACCCGCTACCCGCATTGTTGTTTTTATATGAGCCATTACCTGTGTTCGCTTCACCTGATAAAATACCACCTGCATTATCGTAAGCCCCAGATCCTGCTGCCCCTCCAGCACCATAGCCACCAAAATGACCAATACTAGCATTACTCGCAAATGTTATACCACTATCTCTTGATACTCCACCAAATCCACCGTGGTTAGGTGTTATTAAACCGCTTCCTCCATTAGCTGTTATAGCTGTGCCCCCAGCTGAATTAAAAGCTATAGTTGTATTACCTCCGTTTGCATTAGCACTTCCACTACCTCCAGCTCCTATTACTACAGCACAAGCACTTGTTGATGTTAATGTAACATATCCCCAAACCACTTTACCTCCTGCTCCACCAAATACAGCGTTATCATTCCAACCTCTTTCTCCCCCCCCAACTGCAAAATATCCTATTCTTCCACCTGCATCTATTAAAGCTTGCGAAGGCGTGAAATTACCACTAGATGTAAAATCTTGGTATTTTGGCATACTACCTCCACCTGCTGCTGCTGCGAAAAAATCTGTAAAGTTACTCATATTATTGTCCTATTATTACCCAACCTTGGGCTGTTCCTGAAAATATTAACTCAAAACTTGCTGCTGCTGTATTTAATGTCATAGTAGTATTACTACCCATTATTTTATCCGTTCCATTAGGAAGTATTGTGCAGGTCTGTGTTGCTGATCTATTACTTATTTTAATTGAATTACCAACTACACCTGCTGGTAGTGTTAAAGCAGCGCTTCCTGTGAATACATATAAAGTATTTTTAACAGCTGTTGTTGCTGAGTTTATTACTGATACATTATAATCAGTAGAAAGTGTATTTGTAATAACAAAATTACCCTCTGATGGATTTGCAACACTTATACCTGTTCCTGCTGTTAC